TGGGAACTAAAAGAGTTGGCTTGGCAAGAACCAAGTCATTACTAGAAAACTTAAAGAGAGAGATTCAGCTCAATCAAGCTACGCTTGTTGGGCAAAAGGCGAAGGTTTTGACCATGAGTGATGGTCTTGTTTTGTCAGCGGACGACAGTGGAGCTTACTGCCTCTTTGCAGCTGCTGCTGCCACTGCTGTTACGTTGCCAGCACCACAAGTTGGTCTAACATTTACTTTCTTCACAACTGTTACAGCAACTGCTGATCACGTTATTAAAACAGCTACCCTTAACACGGATGGATTCTTGGGTGGTGTAATTTCAAACTCCACAACGCTCACAAAGGCAGATGCTTTTAGTGCGGATGCTGATGGCTCTAATGACTTCATTACGCTAAACGGAAGCACGACTGGTGGTCTTGCTGGCTCAAGAATCACCGTTGTCTGCATTGATGGAGAAAACTGGGCTGTAAGTGGACAACTAGTTTGCAGTGGTGATCCTGCAACCCCGTTCGGTGACGCTCAAATTTAGTCCTTAATAAGTTTGTCACTCACGCTATTAAGCCCTGTCTTTTCGGAGACAGGGCTTTTTAGTTTATTATATTAAGTTAACACTTAAAAAACATTGTTTGTATAATAAGACATGGACACTTTTATAAAAGAATATCATAACGCATTTTCAAATCAACTCTGTGATACCTTAATACAAATATTGGAAAATAACATTGCATCTGGCGATGCTCATGCTGGGTTACTAGGAAATGATAAATCAAACATTGCTAAAAAAGATAGCGTAGACTTAGACCTACTACCAGGGAAAACAGATGGGACCAACCAGCAACTTTTTGAAAATTTCGATACATTATTATATGGGCCAGCAACAAATTACGTAAATTCTTATATTATTAGCCCAAAAGGACAGCAGAATTATTTACTGGAGGAGCATGTAAGACAAGCTTTTACTTTATTACAGCCGCCAAAACTTAAAAGATACAGCTGTCCAGATCAAGGTTATCATGCTTGGCACCAAGACTACGGACTGCTTCCAATCCAAGCTAGAAGAGTTCTCGTCGCAATGGTATATTTAAATGATGTCTCCGAGGGCGGCGAGACATGCTTCTTTCATCAAAACTTAAGGATTAAACCAGAGAAGGGAAAGATGGTCATTTTCCCTCCATACTTCACTCACATGCATAAAGGCATGGCTCCAAAATCTAATGATAAATACATTTGTAATTTTTACTTAGGATTTAATCCAAAAATGTGACATGCCCTCGCAAAATACATTTTCTACGATAAAAGACTATTTATACACAAAGGAGGACCCCATGGGTAAGAAAAGAAGATATAGAATATTTGCACATAAGTTTGGTAGAAAATATGGCCTAAAGTATGGTCTCAATAAAGACACCAAGCAACAAGAGGAGGTAGTTGCCGAAACAGTCTTAAAATCAGAGCCCGTTGTGTTGGCCGCACCAGAGCCCAGCATTGAGCCTGCTATCAAGGCGCAGCCAGTTGCTGAGATCACGAAAGAAGACCCAGCAGTAAAGTCTGTTAAGAAAACAACTAGAAGGCCTAAAGAGGCCGCCGAAGTTTCCTCAACTGCTCCTAAGAAAACTAGAAGAAAAAGAACAACCAGAGCAAAAACAGAAAGCTAGAAGCCCTTTATAGTTATCCCAACTAATTACCTAGAGGAGATTTCTAAGCATGTCTGTGCCTACCTTAACGCCAAAACAAAATACGAGCCCAGTGGTTCTTCCTGCTAGTGGGAGCGAGGTTGACGTTGCCGCTGCAGTCCCAATGGGCATGTATACTGGATCCCTAGATTTTTTATCTGGGGCAGCTTCACAAGTTAAGTATACGTATAGGAAATTGGGTGGGGATGTTCTTGATATTGAACTAACTGCCAAAAATGTTTACGCCAACTTCGAAGAGGCTGTTTTAGAGTATTCGTATTTGGTAAACACACATCAAGGCAAAAACATACTCTCAACTGTTTTGGGTGGCACCACTGGTTCATTCGACCACAGGGGGGAGATGAAATCCGGAGCGCTTTCCTCAAGCTTGGGAGCAAGGCGCATTGAGCTTGCTTATCCTGAATTAAGGTTTGAATACGCTAGGCGTGTTGGCAATGCAGCTGCTTTCGACGCTGGTCTTGGAGGGACAGTTAGGGAATACTCTGCTTCATTCAGCATAACCAACAAGCAACAAGATTATGACCTGCAGGCAATTGTTGAAGCAAACGCTGCAGCGGATAGCAGTCTTCCTTATGCATCAATTGACACTAGCAAGAGAATCCTAATTAATAGAGTGTTCTATAAGACCCCACGATCAATGTGGAGATTTTATGGGTATTATGGAGGGTTAAATGTTGTTGGAAACTTGGCCACTTACGGACAGTACGCAGATGATTCTACTTTTGAAGTTATTCCAACTTGGCAAAATAAATTACAAGCCATGAACTTTGAGGACATGATTTATACAAGAACCTCACACTTCTCTTATGAAATTAGAGACAATAGGCTTAGAATATTCCCGCAGCCAGTTACAGGCGAGATACAACAAATGTGGTTTACATTCCAAGTCCTCGATGATGCATGGGATGTTGATGAGTCAAGAAAAGATGGTGTTGAGGGAATAAATAACTTAAACACCATCCCGTTTGCCAACATCCCCTATGAAAACATAAACTCAGTTGGCAAGCAGTGGATTCGTAGATTTGCCCTAGCCTTATCAAAAGAGACCCTTGGCCAGATTAGGGGCAAGTTTGGAACCATACCAATCCCTGGTGAAAATCTGACGTTGAATGCTTCTGATCTGTTGTCGCAAGCCCAGTCAGAACAGAACGCACTAAGGGAAGAACTGAAGACAGTTCTAGACGAAATGGTTTATACAGCGCTTGCTGAGAAGGATGCTGCGATGGCCGGTAATATAAGCACTGTCAAGCAGCAAGCTCCTTTGCCAATTTTCCAAGGATAGGGGGAATAATGTATGTCAGACAAGAAGTGGAAGCAGCCTGATAGTCCGCCACCTCCTTTGTTTGTTGGTAAAAAGGAGAGGGACTTAATAAAGCAAGTTAATGACGAGCTTATAGAAAGAGTTGTTGGTCAAGCGATATTGTATTACCCAATAGATGTAGAGAGAACTAACTTTCATCCAATCTACGGGGAAGCAATTGAAAAAAACTTCCTCCCTCCAATTAGAGTGTATGCCCTCGTTGAATGGAACGCCTATGGCACAGAATATTCTCAAAACATTGGTGTTGACCAAAGAGTTGAGATAACAGTCCACTTCCATGAAAGAAGACTTCAAGAAGACCAAGACCTATATGTTCGAGCAGGCGACTTCGTTTTATATGGCGGTGTTTACTATGAACTAGTTGACTGGGCCGAGCCTAGAAAAATATATGGCCAAGTTGACCATAGCATAGAAATATCAGCAAAATGTGTAAGAGCGCGTCCGGGAGTATTTAATGGAACCTAGAATCAAGAAAATTATGCCCTCAACTCTTGAGACTATAGATAGGGCTTTTTATGAGTGGGTAGACGAAACACTTAATATTTTCTCCTCAACAAATTCTGGCTTTAAAAAAGTGCCCCTAACTTGGGTTTCTGCCGAAAGATCTTTTCAAGTTAAAAGAGACAAGGACTTGCGGGATGACTATGGAGTTTTAAAGCTGCCAATCATAACAATTGAAAGAACCTCAATTGTTAAAGACCCAAGCAGAAAAGGCATCTACCAGGCACACATTCCTCCGAAGAATGATGCTAAGGGTGGCGCCATTACCTTATCAACTAGGATAAATCAAACCAAAACTGGTGATTTTGCTAACGCAGATTCTTACAAAAAGGTTCCAAATTTTGGTGTGGGCGGCCCGTTAGCTGGGCAGCAAAATTTTAAATTTAATAATAAAAAGGTTGTTTATCAAACCTTATCAATACCAGTCCCAACTTATGTAAATGTAACTTACTCTATTGTTTTAAAGGGCGAATATTTCCAACAGATAAATGAAATGTTGACCCCCTTTCTAGTCAGAACTGGCCAGATAAACAATTTTTTCATAGAGTACGATGGGCATAAGTTTGAGGGCTTTTTGCCACAAGACTTCTCACAAAATAACAACGTTGCAAACCTTGGAGATGATGAGAGAGTTTTTGAAACCAAAATGGACGTTAGAATTTTAGGCTACTTATTGGGGGCTGGTGTCAACGAGGAGCGCCCCAAGATAGCGGTTAGGGAAAACTTTGTTGACATTAAGTTTCCCAGAGAACACGTCATGTTAGGCGATATACCAACCTCTATCTCTGGTGCCTTTTATCGTGAGTAATTTTGGACTTTGCGTTCAAGAGTTACTATTTACTACGAGAACCCCAAGTAATAATTACTACGGTGCATATTTTTGAGCAAGGAGAAATTAAATAATGGCAAGTGGAGCTAGAAGATTTAAGTTCATTTCCCCTGGTGTATTTACAAACGAAATTGATCGTTCGCAGTTGCCAGCAGAACCAACAGCCATGGGCCCAGTCATCATTGGGCGTACTGAGAGAGGCCCTGGCATGGTGCCCACAAAGGTGTCTTCTTTTGAAGAATTCACAAGAGTCTTTGGTGCCCCTGTTCCTGGAGCAGACTCCGGTGATAACTGGAGAGAGGGAGATTTTGATGGTCCCACTTACGGCGCATATGCTGCTCAAGCTTGGCTAAACTCTGGACAGGCTCCAGTTACGATGGTTCGACTCCTTGGTGCTCAACACGAGGACAATGATGGCACATCTGTCGCAATGGCTGGGTGGAAGCCAACTGGCGCTCCAACTGCCCACATGATAGATAATGGTGGAGCTTACGGTCTATTCTTAGCTGATGACGTAGCCCTTACAACAGGTTCCTTGGCTGCTGTTTGGTATACCAACCAAGGGACCTCGATTAGATTAACTGGATCATACCAAGCTGCTGATGTTACCGGGCGTGCAGAAGGCGCCGGAACTGGTAAGGTTTTCCAATCCAACGGGGCACATGCAGAGTTTGTTGCTGAGATTTTTACAGGTGGCACAGTAACGGGCTTTGGGGATCTAAAAGAAAAGATTTGCTTCAACTTCAACCCTGACAGCGAGAAATTTATTCGCAAAGTGTTCAACACAAACCCATCTCAAACAAATTCTGATGTTGTATCCACTAGCAATAACCCAAACTATTATACTTACTGGCTTGGCCCAACATTCGAAGGATTCTTGAGAGATGGATTTACTGGTACAGCCCAAGTAACTGGCTCAACTTCTGTTAGTTCTGAAGCTGGTAG